TAAAACTTAATGTTAGATACAGACCCACCATTCTTTAAAACAATTTCGCCTGTCTGTATATCTACATTACCATCAATTCTTACAACACCAGTTCCGTTAGGTGTTAAAGCAATATTACCATTAGATGTAGAGACTAAAGCATTTCCATTTACATCAAGGTCACCGCCTAGCTGGGGCGTGGTGTCTTCAACAACATTAGAAATTTCTGAACCAGAAACAAGACCAGCAGTTAGTGTAGACCTAGTAACTTTCTTTAACCCACCACCAGAAGTATCTACAGCCAAAAGAACATCATCATTTGCAATTGTAGATATTTCTGAAAGATCTCCTACGGCTGTAGGATTAAAGTTTGTCCCATCAGCAATAAGAAGATGGCCTGCTGTGTTTGTTGCCATTACAAGATCATCACCGCTAATAGTAAGGTCGCCTGTAACAGTTAGATTACCGCCTATTGTATCAATTGCAGACTCAAAATAAGTTTCAAAGTCTGTAAGGGCTACTTGCTTCATTGTGCCGTTGTCATTCACAACAACACGATCAGCATCAGCAAGCGTTGTAGATGAGGCGGCTGTATCGCCGTCCATTATGTTTAGTTCAGTTGTTGTAGCCGTAACCCCATCTAAAATGTTTAGCTCTGCCGCTGTTGACGTAACACCGTCTAGTATGTTTAGTTCAGCAGTTGTAGATGTTACACCATCAAGAATATTTAATTCAGACGCTGTAGCTGTTACACCATCCAGAATATTTAGTTCAGCGGCTGTAGCAGTAATAGCAGTGCCATTAAAATTAATCGCGTCTACGTAGGCTGTGCCGTCTATGTACAGATCTTTAAACTCAAGCGAGCTTGTTCCTAAATCAATATCATCATCTGTTACAGGAACTACTGCACCGTCTTGAACACGAATTTGCTCTACTGCACTGCTGGAGACTTCTACAAAAAAACCTATGCGGTTATTAGTGCCGTCTACTGTAATCTTATTTAAAAAATCTAAATCACCAATGGTGGGAACATTGCCGCCTTGTCCAGCAGTGCCATCATGTCTATGGCCTGTAGAGGATGCAGATGAACTAGAGTATGCAAAAGCATTAAGTAGTTGGTTATATTCATCGTTAAATAACGCGGCAGTAATTGTATCGCCATCTGCAAATGTACTTTGTCGTGTATAACTTTGGGCCATTATTATCTCCTACCTGATGGCATATAATCTATGTAAAAACCGTTTACACCATACGGGCTTCTTGTATCGTTTGATCGTAGGCGTATACTAAATGTATTGCCACTGCCTGTAACTGTTTGTCGGAACATAGGATCAGATCCCGCACCAAATGAAGCCACACCAAAAACAGCATCACCAAATGTACCCGGAAGGGGTATAGTTGATAGTGTTATGTCTGAAGGCTGTGGTATGTTTAAATCTTTGTAATCATACCGCAACCTTAAAACTGGCTGTAATGTTCCTTCAGGTGAAAATGATGTGCGAATATATTTTAAAGTTTTGCGTGTGCCTATATCTCCACAATCAAGGTCGGCTGTTTCATAAGTTGCTAAGATATTAGCTTCACTACCGCTATGTATAAATGAGTCGCCTGTATCGTGGTTATAAACGTATCCGTCTTTGTCACCGTGAAAAGCAACTTCAACCACATCTTTGTTAAAGTCTGATGCAATTCCTAATGCCTGTATTCCTAAAGTTTCAGACCACTCAAATCCCTGTCCTGTAAATGTTCCTATGACACCTTTGGCCTGTCCCGGTTCTTGAGCCGTTGTAGAATAAAATAAACGATACTGTGACTTGGATCGTAGTACAGCACTTGTAATAACAAACTGTCCTGCTCGTGATGCTAAAGAACTTATAATATCTTGTATCTGTCTAGACACGGAACTTAACTCAACGTCACCAATACGGGCTGTACCAGCAATAGTGCGGATGCCATCTGGTGCTAAAAAGACTAGATCACCTCCTACCTCTTGAATAGAGTAATGTGATAAACATCCTACATTTTCTGTAATCGGATCAATGCGGATATTTGAGCTATCATTAATGTTGATAAGTTTTTGAATACTATTTTTAGAAAAAACAATTAAGTTTTCACGGAAACTTTTAATACCTTGTACTTGATCTGTTATAGCTACTGAACCAGAACCACTACCACTAAAGTCATCAATGTCATTATAGACACTGTAAAACACAGTGTTTAAATTATCTTCTACTCCAGCGGCAATTAAATGATGATCGTGAACCGTTACATACTTTACGCCTTTAGTTCCTGTAACAGTAATTTCAGACGCAAAAAATGTTCTCGTACTAAGCTCTGCTCCAGTACCTTCCATTCTAAATAAAAATGGTTTGTTACTTCCATCAGCAATAACAATTTCACCATAGTCAAAGTCAGCGCCTTCAAACAAAGCAAAGGTGCATTGTCCTTGACCAGAACGTGAAAGAACTGAACGACCTGTAAATGTTGTATGGTTATCACCACTACCCGAAACACTAGATCTGTTTATTTGTAGCCAGCTTGTGCCGTTGTTGCTAAAAAATATATCAGTGCCAGAACAAACAATAACGCCGTCACCATATGCCGCCATGCCTAAAATAGCATTAGAACTATTAGGCCGTGCAGAAGACGCACCACCATAAGCTGTAAAGCCATTTATGCGACGATAGCCGCCATCAGGATCTACCTCAAAGTTTTCTAGGATTTTAGCAAAACCGGGCTGACCTAAAAGCTCAATAGAGTTTAGGTTTGTGTTTAGACCACCACGACATGAAAGACCATACGCCTGAGACACTAAATAAGCCTCATGCGATCATCTTTAATATACTTAGGTGCAGGAAGCATCAAAGCATTTTTCATAAGTCGTAGTCCTCTACGATACTCCTCTAGTGCTAAAGCGGCTGGCTGAATGTTTTCTTTAAACTGATGTACGTAGTATCTTGCTCGTGCAAGTAAAACAGTTTTGTAAATATCAGGAAATACAATTGTATCGCCATGCGCTGATAACTGTGTAGGCTGATTAAAAGCAAAAAAATGAACTCTGTACACTTTGTCGGGTATAGGACTCAAACCAAAGTTGCGTCCATCACTACTACGAAATACTCGTCTAGGTTCTCCACCATTAGCGTCTTCAGCATCGTCAGCATTTTCTTGAGCACGATGATAGTCTTTCCATTCTTCTAAAGTTATAAACCTTAAATTTTGGCTAACATAAGGAGCCGCTTCACCTGATACACCGACTGTTGTAAGATAAAAATCATCCCAATCAATATATCCATAGTCATCTGCAAGAGACGAGCTTGCGGCTTTAAGTTCATACCATCGTTGATTAGCAACAGTTTCTACAGTTACATTACCGTACAGCGGATCTGTTGAGCCGCTTTCGCCTACAGACAGAAAAGGCCACTGAGGTTCTTCAAGAACAATATCAAGATATGCTCTGTTGACACAATCTTGAGCGTGTGCCTGAAGCCCAATAGCAGAAGAAAAATTACTAGAGGTTAGTACAACCTCGTTCATCTCTCTGAGCAGTTCGTTAGTAAGCTGTAGGTATGTTGTCGCCATTATTTTTTATGAACCTTTTGTATTTCAAAGTTAGCTTTTTTAGAGGCTCCCTTGTGGGGTTTATAGCCACCCGCTGGATCTTTCATCAGCTTGTAGCTTTTGCCGCTTTTCATCCAGTGGTAGCCTTTAGGAGCCGCGACTTGCATTAGGATTCTCCTGCTCGTTTCTCAACTGAGGATACTTAATCTCTACTTGCTTTTGATAAGGAAACTGATTACCTGTCATCTCAGCACAAACTTTTTCTTTTTCTTGAATAGACTTGTATTCGCTACGTGCTACTTGAGTAGTCATTAGTTTGCTCCAGCTTTAGGCATAGCGTCTGCTACAGTGCTTCCGTACATGGGCTGTGCGCCTTGCTTGGCTTCACCACCATACATCTTTTTATCGCGCATACCACCGTACATCATGCCGTCACGCTTACCGCCGTACATCATACCGTCACGCTTTTTCTTTTTTCCGTGCATCATAATTACTTCTCCTTTTTACCAAAAATACGGTCATAGTTTGAGTCATATTTCTTTTTGTTTTCACCAGTGTAAAAAGTACCGCTTAGGGTCTTTCGTCTTTTAGGACTCATTCTAATTGGCTTTTGTTC